TAATAGTAGATCCTCAAGAATATATTGACTATGAAAATAATAAAGTTACTAATATAACAAACCAAAAATTTATTAATAAGGTTTTAGATTCTGCAAAAAAATATAATAATGGAAAAAATCCTGATAAATTTTATATTTTGCATGAATTAGATAATATTATTATTAATGAAGATATTGATTTAACATTTAGTAATGCTGAAATTATTTTTTTAGAAAGTTTTAATAATATTAAAAATAGATTAATAACTATAGATAGTTTTAAATATGAAGAATTACTTAAGTTTCTTTCATCAGATAAAATTTCAAGAGATAATTTAAAAATTTTAACAAATTTAAATAATAAATTATTTTTAAATAAAGAAAGTTTATTAAGTATTGGTTATACTAATAGTAATGATTTTTCTTTTGCACATATTGATTTTACTAATCCTCAAAATAAAAAAGTATTAGAACACATAAATACTGAATTGATAGCTTATGTTAAAGAAAAAATAAAAAATAAAGAAAAATTTAATTTTATAAATGATGATTTAATTTTAGATGATAAAATTGTAAAAAAAATAATTTGTAAAATTTTCTTAAATATTTATTTATTTAAAAATAAAAAAGTAGATTTTATAGATAGAGAAATTTTAGCAATATATCTTCATGAAGTAGGTCATTTATATGCATTAAAGCAATCAATATTATTATCATTGCATAATTATCAAAATGAATATATTTTAAGAATATTAAGCGATTTAAATAAAGAATTTAATAAAATTATTCCATCTATATCAAGAAGTTTAGAAAGAAAATTAGATAAGAAAAAACAAAAAATAGTTGTTGACTCTCATGATATTATTGCTGATAATTTTACTAGAAAATATGGTTATCATTTAGATTTAGCTAATGCTTTAGAAAAAATTAAAGAAATACTAATTTCCCAAAAATCTTTAAATGGAATAAAAAATTATATAAATATTAAATTTGTAGATCCTTCTTTAGAGAATAGAATTAAAATTCTTAGAACTATTAATTAAATAAAAACATAAAAGCTTAGATTAATTTATATTAATCTAAGCTTTTTTTATTATTTTATTTAAAAATAACATTCTTTTAATTAATATAATGAGAGAATAAAATGAAAAAAATATTTGACAGAACTATTATTAATAAAGTAAAAAAATCTAAAGAAAGAGTTTTAGAAACTATAAGAGAAGAAGATTATTATATTCATTATACTACTACAAATGTAAGTTTTATTGCAATGTATAAATATCTTAAATCTAAAGGAATAAAAAACAATAAATTTTTTTTAAAATTATATGATGAATCTTTAATAACTGTCAATCCATTTGATAAAAATTTAACAAATGAACAAAAAGGTAGAATTATTAGAGAAATTACTATAAATCCTTGGTATTATTATAGAGAAATTTATACTATTCCAGAAGCTGGAGGAGATATTCGTTTTGAATTAAATAGAGGAAATTTAGCATTACTATATTTAGCTCATTTAAATATTAATATTATTTTAGAATTGCCTAGACAAACTGGAAAGACTTGGGGAGTTTTAGCTAATTTTGATTGGACTTATAATTTTAGTGGCGAAAATATGAGTATTCTTACTATGAATAAATCCAATGATGATGGACAAGCAAATATTCAACGTTATAAGGATGCTAGAAAACTTCTTCCAGAATATTTACAATTTAGTCATAAAGATGATACAGACAATAAAAGAGAAATTCGTTCTGGTTTAACTAGTAATGTATTTAAACTTATTCCAACACCTAAAGATCAAACTTTTGCAGATAAAGCTGGTAGAGGTCTTACTGCTCCTAAAATATGGTTTGATGAAGTAGCTTTTATAAAATATATAGATATGATTTATACAGTTGCAGCACCTATTCAAACTAAAGCTAGTGAAGCTGCTGCTAGAAATAATGTTCCATATGGAAAAATATTAACAACTACTCCAAATTATTTAGATTCACCTGAAGGTATGTTTGTTTATGATATTATGGATAAAGCTGCTAAATGGAATGAAGAACTTTATGATATGACTAAAGAAGAAATTGATAATTATATTTATGAAAATTCTAGTAATGATTTAATATATATTCGTTATTCTTGGAAAGAATTAGGAAAAACAGAAAAATGGTATGATAGTCAATGTAGAGCTATGAATAATGATCATATTAAAATTAAAAGAGAATTAGATTTAGAATGGACATTTGCTTCAGATAATTCACCTTTTTCTGAAGAAGAATTAGAAGAAATTAAGTCATATATAAAACCTCCAATAGGAAATTTACGTTTAAAAGATGTATATACATTTGATATATATGAAATAATAGATCCACTAGTTTCTTATTGTATAAATGTTGATATTAGTGGTGGTCTTAAACGAGATTCTACTTCTATTGTAATTATACATCCTGTAACTGGAGCTACTGTAGCTATTTTTAATAATAATAGAATATCTACTAGTCAATTAAAATTTTTATTATTTGAAATAGTTACTAAATGGTTATTAAATGGATTTTTAGTTATAGAAAGAAACAGTTATGGACTTCCTATTATTCAATCTTTTATGGAAGAAAAAGAATTTGCTATAATTAGAAAAAAAATTTTTTATTCTATTAAAGAAGAAGAAAGAGAAATCAAATATGGAACAGGAGAAAAACCAATGACTAAACTTCAATTTAGAAAAAAGAAAACTAGAGTTTATGGTATTGATACAACTCCTGCTTCTAGAGAATTATTTATAGAATTACTTGGACAAATGATTAGAGAACATCCTGAAAAAATAACTGCGCAAATTATGTTTGATCAAATTAAAACTTTAGAAATTAAAAGTAATGGAAAAATTGAACATAGAGATGGATTTAATGATGATGTATTAATGGCAAGACTTTTTGGAGAATATGCTAAAACTAGAACTACTTGGAGAATATTCGCTAGAAATAAAACAGCTAATGAGAAAGCTGAATTTGTTCAAGAATATTTTAGAAAACTTGAAATTATAAAAGAAACTAATTCATTATCAAGTATAAGTCAAAATTTAATTAAATTAGAATTAAAAGATAAAAATCCTGAAAACAAATTTTTAATAGAAAAATTTAGAAATATGAATAGGAGAGATTAAAAATGTTTGATGAATTGATACATTATTTTGAAGAAGATAGAGATAATGAAAACAGTTCTTTATTTTTAACTATGTCAAATAAATTAATTATGGATGCTTTTATTGAGCAATTTAATAATAGAAATTGTAAAATTATAAAATTACCAAATATTTTAGATTTTATGGATGAAAAATTTAAATTTCTTAAATCTACTTTTAATGAAAATGAAGATAAAACAGCGATAGATGAATTAAATAAAATAGAAATTAGTTTATATTATAAAATATTAGATTTATTTAATGAAAAATTAGATTTAACTTATAATGATTTATTTTATAATGAAAATATATTTTTTGATGAATTAAAAATTTTAGTAAATAATTTATATGAATTTTTTATTTTAGATTATGCAGATAATATTAAAAATTTAATTTTAAGTTATATTAGCGAAAATTATAAAGAATTAGTTAATCAATATAAACAAACTTTAAATAAAAAAGACTTAGAATATTCTATAAATAAAAAAGAAATAAATATTAATTCTTTTATAATTAGTAAAAATTTAAAACCTATTATTAAACAAATTATAAATGAAATGAATTCTGATAATATGAGAATTATTAATTTAATAACTTCTTATGAAAAAAATGAAGCTAATTATATTTATATTAAAGAATTATTTAAATCTAATAAATGCATTATTGGTGAAAATTTTGATGAATTATTTTTTGAAGTAATATTAGACAAAGAAAATCTTTCAATATTAATTACTAATATTCAAGAAGTTTTATTAAAACTGTAGGAGATTAAAAAAAAGTGAAAAAAAGTTCATTAGAAAAACATAAAAAGAAAAAAAAAATTCAAAAAAGAAAAGCTAATTTTAAAAAAAATTCAAAAAAAAAATTAAAAAAATCTAAATTAAAACAACAACAAATAGCTTTAAACGAATTAAAAAAAATTGAAGAATATGAAAAAGAAGTTTATGCTAAAATTTCAGATAAATTAAAAGAAACTTCTGATCTTTCTATAGAAGAACAAAAAGAATTTATAAGAAATGAATGTTTAACATTAACTGATGACTCTCCTAAAACTTATAGATTGAAAAAACATTTGTTATCAATGTTAAATCAATTAGAACTTGCTGATAATCTTAATTTTTTAATAGAATATTGGGATATAATAAAAAGTGATGAAAAATTTAATAATATTATAGATTTAGAAAATCATAAAATTAAACAAGAAAATATTGATGAAATAGTAAAATCATATATTGAAAGTTTAGAAAGTGATAATAAAAAATATGTTCATCCTGAAGTATTTTTTGAAAAAATAAAAACATTTGAAGTCAATAATTTAGATACTATTAAATTTTTATGGTGTTTATATATGGAATCTCAACCTTTAAATGAAGTAAATTATCTTATTACTTTAATTGTTAAAAAAGTTTTACTTGAAGATAAGAATATTATTGAAGATTTTAAAAAACTTGGAGAATATATTCAATTATAATTTATGAGTAAAGTCTAATATTTTATAAAATATTAGACTTTATTTTTTTATATAACATTTTATTAATTGCATAAAATGGAGCTTATTATGAATTCAAAAATATTTAAAAAAGTAGGAAATACAGTTATAGTTAATGTTAAAAATTTAAGAGTTTATATTCCTAATTCTTACTTTGAAAATGAAATTGCAGAATATATTGGAAGTAATATTGAAACTATTGGAATATTCTATTTTTCAGTTCATAATGATGAAAATGAAGATTATTCTAAAGGAAATATTCATTCTTTAAAAATTCCTTCAATGATTACTTTATATACTGAAAAAATTGAAAAATTAAAATTATCTATTAATAAACAAGATGAAGAAATTTATACAATTTTATCATTTAATCTTAATGATGTTTTTTTACAAAATACGCATATTATTAAATCTCCTAAAAATACTTTAAGTTTTATTAATTTATTACATTATGGAAAACTTCCTTCTAATATTAAATATGAAGAAATTATTTCAATATATCGAACTAATTTACAATTAAATGATGTTAATTTAAAAGTTCCATCTTTAATTTTAGAATCTATTATTTCAGAACTATGCAGAGATAAGAATGATAGAAATATTCCTTTCAGATTAAGTAAAGGTAATGAATTTAGTTACGCACCTATAAAAATGTTACCTCATCTTAATTCAACTTTTTCTTCAATCAGTTTTGAAGATCCAAATAAAGGATTAGCATTATCAATCAAAAGAACTAAAGATAATAAGGAACAGGCTCTTTCTCCTGTTGAAAAAGTTATAAAATATTAATTGTTATAATTAAACAAAAAATTAAAATTTAGATTAATCAAAAATCCTAAAGAAAAAGTATGGAGGAATAAATGTTTACTGATTATCCTAAAATTATGACAGAAATCTCTGCTGTAACACCACCAATTGTACCAACTTTAGCAGTAGATGGAGTTAATTTTTTTAAAGTATTTATTTCTGAAAAAGGACAAGATGGTAAAATTTTAACATTTACTGATCCTAATCTATTTTTAGAAGAATATTTTGGAAATAGCAAAATTAATTATAAGAAACATGGTCAACATCCTTATGATATTTTAAATATCTTAAGAAATAATGGAATTGTTCATTGTTTAAGAGTATGCCCTTCTTCAAATATTGGAGATGGGATTGTTGAAACAATTTTTACTGCATCAATAGGTAATGGATTTACAGTTGTGCCAGATCCAGATACAGTAAATATAATTACTGAAGATGAAGATGAAACAGAAGTAACAACTTATTCTGGTAAATATTTAAATATTGGACCAAGATTTGTTTTAACTTTATCTGGTACAAATACTTTTAATAAAAATTATTTAATTAATATTGGAAAAAAAGGTTATATAGTAAATGGCACTACAAGCTTGACTTTTAAAATTATTGATGTAATATCAACTAAAAAATTATTAATAACGTTAAATGATTTTTCAACTTTTGATGATATGAATGAAGGTGGTTGGAATGATATTGATGTTGAAGGTAATACTAATTTAATTCAAATTGACAAATATAATCCAGCAATTCTTTCAAATTTAATTATTGATTTTCAGACTAAAAAAGTAAATAATAAATCTCAATTTAGAATAGTATATAAATCTTCAAAAGTATTAGAAAGTTTTGAAGATCTTAAAAATAATATTATTGCATCAGAAGATAATCCAGATCATGAATTAAATGATAATAGCTCTACTGGTTGGACTAGTCATATTATTATGGGAATAACTTCATTAGGTAAAGGTAATTATTATAATAATTTTGGAATTGAAATTTCTGAACCTATTGAAAATAATCTTGAAAAATATAATTTTTTAACTTATAATTTTATGATTTATAATTTAGTAGATGGAAGAAAAGTTTATACTGCTGATAATTTTATTGTATCTTTTGATCCTAATGCTATTGATGAAAATGGTAATTCATTATTTATTGAAAATATACTTATGAAATATTTACCTTCTTATAATTTTATATTTAATGAAGCAAATTATCGAAAATTTATTGAAGATATTAATACTAATGCATCTTCTAAACTAATTAATGCAGGAAATCTTGATATTATTTCAAAATATATTCCTATTGAAAGTGATATGATATATAGTTCTGAATTAGCTAATCTTATTAAAAATAATATTGAATTAGTAACTACTATAGCTGATAATGATTTATATATTAATCCTAATTATGATGCAGATTTATTTGTAACTTCAACTAGTAGTTATCAAAATTTATTAAATGGTAGTAATGGTTCATTAGATACTGAAAACTTTAATAGTGATTTTTATGATTTAGTTAATACACTTTATAAAGAAGCTTTTAGTGGTTTAGTTACTAATGAAGTTTTTGATAGAAAAAAATTTCCTATAGACATCATATTGGATGGTAACTATCATAAAGATGTTAAAAAAGTAATGAAAAGTTTTTTAGATAATCCTAGTCGAAAAAATTCTATATTAATATTAGATGCAACTACTACTAATCCTACAGCAATGAGTGTTAAAGAATTTTTTAGAGATGCTAATAATGAAATTAATCCAAATGTATTTAATATTGCTCTTTATGGACAAACTTTAATGATTAATGATATAGCTAGTAATAAAGGTATAAAAGTTACTTCACCATATTTTTTAGTAAAATTAATTATGGATAATTATAAGCATCAAGAAGGATTAGGAAGAGCTTTAGCTGGAAAAACTTATGGAACTATTAGTGGTTATATTGAAAATACTTTGGATTTCAATCCTGTAGCTAGTCAAATGGCTCTTTTATTCAAAAATAAGATTAACTATTTAGTTGAAGACTTTGATGGTATTAGATTTATGTCCCATTCTACTTCACAAAAGAAAGATGATGCATTATCTGAATTACCTAATGTAATTGTTGTTAATAGATTAATTAGAATAATGCAAGATGCTTGTGAAGATTTTCAATTTTCTAGAAATAAACCTGAAAAAATTGCAGAATTTAATCAATTATTAACTGAAAAAGCAGATCTTTTTAAAACTATCAATAATTATGCAATAGAAAAAATTGAGGTTAATGTAACTCAATCTGATTATGATAAGATTCAAAAAATTGCTAGAGTAACAATCTCTATAAAATTTTACGATTTTATCTATTCAATCATTTTGAGCTTTACAGTAGCTTAAATTTTTATTGAAGTTAACATTATGAGAGAAATTTCATAATGTTAACTTCTCTATAAATTATAAGGAGAAAAAAATGATAGATATTAATTTAAATCAGAAAAATGCTACAGCATTAAAGACAGCAGCTGGTAAACAAGGTTTCTTTTTAGGTGGTATGGGAAGAAGTGAAATTATTGCTGATCCATATATTGGCGGATATGGTTTTTTACTTATCACTTTTGTACCTTCTGCTTTAAATGAAATTTTACCTAAAGAAGCTCAAAAATTATTAGAAGTTTCTTTAAAAGAATTAAATGGAATAAATGATATTGATTTAAGTACTTCTGGTATTCAAGGTGGTTTTACTAATAATGAACATCATTATCCAACTGAAATAAATAAAAATATTTTTGAAATTACTTGTAAATGGCAAGAAAGAACTGGTAATGTTTTTAGAAAAATTTTTCAAAATTGGACTACTGCAATTAGAGATCCTGAAACAGGTTTATATACTCTTAATGCATATGGAAAAAAGAATTATAGTATTGAAGCATTATATATTAATACTAATCCTTCAATTGGTTCATCTGATCCAACTATTAGAGAAGAATCTGTAGAATTTGCAATATATTTTACTGGAATGTTTCCAAAAAGAATTCCTCTTAGTCATTTTAATTATACTTCAGGCAATCATGATATTGCAGATAGTTTTGAAATTCCTTTTGCAGTAAATGCTATTCAAGGTCCACTTATTGATGCATTAGCTAAAGCTAAAGTAAGAGATACTGCTGAAAATTCTATTTATTGGAGATTACAGAATATTCCTGGAAATTCACCTGATAATTCACCTGCAGCTCCAGTAATTAATAATGATTCAATCTATAACTATAGAGTTTAAAAATAAAAAAAGGTTATACTTTAATTTAAAAAGTATAACCTTTTTTATTTTTTAACTTAAATCTTTTTCCATTGCTTCAATATTTTTTAATTCTTTTGATTCTTCTGAATTTTTAGATATATAAGATTTAGCAGCCTTAATATCTCGTTCATTTTCAATAGATACATCATCTGAAGAATAATCTTTTTCTTCACCACCTCTGCCTATTTCTTCTTCACCACCTGTATTCATTTCTTCTTCACCACTTGTATTCATTTCTTCCTCACCACCCATATCCATATTTCCTGTTAAATCCATTTCATTTTCATTTTCAAGATTATTTTTATTAATAGCTTGCTTAGTTAAACGCTTAATTTCTTCATATTTTTCCCAATCAATACTAGGCACCAAATCTTTAGAAATATTTTTCTTAAATTCTCTTACAAAATTTGAATCATTAGCTTCTTCTTCAGTCATTAAAATATCACTAATATAGTCTACTATATTTTTAGAACTATCAATTTGTTCATTAGTAGTATTAAACATCAAACTAGAAGGCATAGGAAATTTAATTTGAATATTTTTAATATTAAATTCTAATTTTTTAATTATATCATTTTTATTTTGAGAGTTTCCTATTAAAAATTCATTTTTATATAAAATTCTAATAAAATCAGAACATGGTTCTTGAAAATATTTTTGAAAAGTAACTGTACGTCTTACAAATTTTCCATTAATCCATAATTTTAAATATTACTTGCAAGGTAATATTCATTACTTTAAAAGTAATGCTCATACTTTCATATGAGATAAGACTATATCATCATCTATTATTTTTTTATAATAAATGTCTCCCATTTCGAGTATCATTAGCTTATACTCTACGTCTTTCGACTAGTCGTTGAACTTTTTTCATTTTTTTAATTAAAAAAAAAAATGAAATTTAGCTGTGATTATCCAATTTCTATAATTTTTAAACATTCAAGCTTATCTTCACAGATTACTTTGTAGTTTATAGAACTCTAAGGATTTTCCAGCAATTAGAGAGATTTTTCATAATTTTTTAAAAATTATGCCACAATTTTGTCTATGGTTAACATTTTAGCTAATTCAATATCATCAGTATATCCAACATATGGATTAGGGACACCCATACCTGAAATCATAGTTTTTTTTAAATATTCTAGAAAATCATTTTCTACTTCAGCAGATTGACCTTCTAAATTCTCAATTTCAAGAGGTTTTTCACCACTAAATGTAGGAATCCAAATATCATCAAATGTTCCAATATGTCTTATAACTTTTCCTATATCATCAAAATCATTCATTCGAATATCTCGTCCTTTAATATCCGACATAGTAGAATTAATTACTTCTTCTTGATCTTTTTCTAATCCAACATCTAGATACCAAATTCTTTTATCAGGAGAACGAACAATTTTAATCATTAAAGTACTAGTTAAAACAGCAATATATATTTTAGCTGTAAATAAAATATCTTTATATAAAGATACACCATATTCAACTTCATCATCATTTGGTTTAAAATGAACTACTTCATCTTTATCAAAATAAACTAATTGAATTTTTTTATTAAATATATAATTTTGTCTTAAAAGATTAAATATAACATTTTTGAATTCAATATTTTGTAAAATTGATTTCTTATCTAATTTTTTAGCAATATTTCTAACTAACAAATTATAAATAAATTCTTCTTTAGTTCTAAGTAATCTATCTTGATTAATATTGGGATTAGTGAATATGGATATTGCGTCTTTATTACCAAGTTGAATACCAAAATCAGCTAAAGTATCTTTATGTGCTATATCGATATAATAATAGCCATAACAAAAATTATCAGCCCATAGTTTTATAGTTCTATTCTGTTCTAAAGGTTTAATAATAGATCCACTAATATTATCAAGATCATCAAAATTATTTTTATTATTCTGTTTTTTAATATTTAATTTTCTTTCATAATTAGCAGTAAGATTTTTTTCAGCTTGAGCATAATATTCTTTTTCTCTACCAAAATCTTTTGCTAATTCATCAGATTCATTAAATATAGAATATTTATCTTTATTTACAATAAAATTTTCATTTATTAAAGTTACAAGATCTTCTTTAATTTTATCATCTGTTAAAGAATCTTTAAATTCTTGTAATTGTTTTTTTGTATGAGTATTGTTATCATTAGATAATTCTTTTATTGATTTATCAACTTCCTCTGTTAGTAATTCTTTAATAGTTTTCAATTCATAATCTTTAATATCTATAGTATTTTCATCTAATAAGATATAATCATTAATTTGAGCATGTTCTTCTAAAGTAATAAGTTTTTTTTCAATAGTTGAACCATTAGTTATTTCATTTAAAAGATGTTCTTTAATTTGTTCTGATAATTTTAATACTGCAACAAAACAATCACCATAAGTTAATGCTTCTTTTATATATTTAATAACTTTATTTTCAATTTTATATGTTTTTTTAAGAAAATCAAAATTTTTTTTAATAATTGATAGAAAATTTTTTAAATCTGTAGAATTACTAGAATAATTTGTTTCATCAAAATCATAAATTATATTTAAAGATTGTTTTGAAAAATCATCAGGAGATATGATATTATCAACATAAGTTTGTATAGATTCTGGTAATTGAGGAATCATTTCATTAATAATTTTATAATTTTCATATAAAATTATTCTACTTCGTTCAGAATATAAAAGTTCATTAATTGATACAATTTGATTACTTTCTATTACTTTTGAAATATTTAATAATCTTTTTTTTTGTTTTTCAGATATTTTAGAAGAATCATTATTAAATAATGAATATGATAATTCTAAAATATTATCATTAGATCCACCAGCATTTAAACTTTTTACTGACATTAATGATTCTTTAATTTTATCTAATACTTTATCTTTATCTATCTTATTTAAATCTTTATCTTTTTCAGGAAAAATATTTTTATCAATAATAGATAATTCTTTATCAATTTTATTTATATCATTATTAGCCATAACTATT